TTATTTGCCATCTTTCTATATTGAAATAATCTTTAAGCTTATTTGTTACCTTCAACATTACTTCTCTGGCAGAATAGTTTGGAAGTACAGTAATCTCATATGACATTCCAATATTGATGACGTATGCATTCTTAATATTGATTGCATCAGTTAGCATCCTATATTGGTTTAAGTACGTTGCAAGGTTCTGCTTTATTGCCTCATTGCAATTTGTTAATTTTTTATCCTTATCGTATCCTAAGATATACATATTCATTGCAAGTGGATTTTTTATTCTATCACCAGATGTCGATGTTTGAATTCCAGCATTATTTAAATAATCCTGAAATTTTAATTGTTCATCTTGCACAATATAAGCTTTCGCAATACTACCATATTTCTGAGACATGCTGTATGCTCTTAGAATATAATCTTCCAACGTAACTGTTCTTCCTTGCGCTGAAAAATATGCGAGAGCATTTTGTCTAATTTCTTCAATTGTTTCTTCGCTTCGGCCACCAACAGTTGCAGATGGATTATTGATTACAATTGATTTCTTGCATGATGCCAATAATCTTGCATCTAAGAACGATGCATCTGATTGAGTTGATGTTTCTAAATTATCTATTCTTGTAATTGAATTTGGTACAACATTGCTATTGATACCACCACCAACACTATATTTAATCGTCAAAACCGTGTTTGTTGGAATTTGACCATACGCATCAGAATATAAGAAATTTGAAATATCCCAAGCATCGTTCAATTTATTCATTCTTGTTGGAACTGTTAATCCAACATTATCCGGATTAGGAATTATCTCTTCTCCTGCCCTACCACTAAGACCAGATCCAAACTGCATCTCAATTTTACCATCACTTCTATATCTTGTGATGAACCTTCTAGGTACTCTTTTGTATTTTAGTAAGAATGGAGTATCTGCAGAATACTGAGCTAAATAAGAATTATTGCTCGCAACATTTGAAACGTCTTCTAGAATAGTGTCTTGTGCTAAATAAGGAACTTCATACCAAACATTACCATCTGAATCTGTTACATTATCTATAGACACAACATTTGTGTCTGGCAATAATATTTTTTTATATCTTTCAGCCGTAGTAATTGTTTCTGTCATTGTTTTGGTTGTTGACGACTCAATTGGCACAATCTTTTTTAATAAGAAAAATGTTGGTGTTCCAGATGAATCTGTCTGATATATGCTTTTTTCAGTTGGGTCATAGTTACTCGAATAAGCAAAATTTACATCTCTAAGTGTTTTAAATGCAACAGCTTTATTATCAGTCGACGAAACACTCATTCCTGAATTTATCTTTAAAGCATATCTGTAATCAGGCGCTACATTCTCACCAGTCCCAATACCTGGCACTAATTGGAAAATTTCTATATCCCCCTTTGATGGTACAGTATTTTTTGGCCGATAACCAAGCGCTTGTGCTAATTGAATAACATTCTTTTTCTCTTCGGCCAAAAGAAGCATGCTTTCTTTAAGTTGGCTGTCCATATAATAGGACAACACATCACCAACATAAGATGCCATTTCTATAAACATCATTGCTGGGTCATTCGGGTCGAAGTCATTAAACGTATCAGAATAATAACTTTTTGCAAATTCAATTAAAGCTGATCGAAATTGCGTAAAATCTTTATTTAGATACCTAACTTCGCGTATTTCAGTTGCATTATTCATTTAAACCTCTATTGTATGATTATTTCAACTATTTTGTAAGTTGAAAATCTATGTCCATTGTTTCTGATATTGATGAATTTAAAGTTGTCTGGAATTCAATGTGAATTGATAATAAATTTTTATTTCTTTCATCTTGAAAAACATCAATCGTATTAATAGTTATCGATGGCATCCACTTTGACGTGGTGCTTCTAATATGAGAATCTATATTTGACCATGTTTGTCCGCTATTTGCATCAAATATAAATTTTCGTAGCCCCATTCCATAATCAGGCATCATAAATCTTTCACCTTTTTCAGTTAATAAAAGATTTCTAAAATTTGTCTTAATCTGGTCTAGAGTTGTATAATTTAAGGCAAAGAAAGAATTTGATGCCCCAACAAATGGCAGCTTAAGCCCAACAGCAACATTGTCATTTAAATCGATAGGGTTAATCTTAATTTCTTTGATTTCCATGTTTTACCTTATTTCTTTTTCTTGCTAAAATGTTTAACAAGTTGTGAATAGTCTTTCGTTAATGCCGCTTCTAATTCTTGTGGCAACGGCACACCCTTTCTATCTTCCGGAATCATTTCAGCTGCTTTAACTGTGGTAGCAACACTGCTTGGCCCGCGTTGACTTTCTGAATTAATTGAGTTCATATATTGTTCACGAAACAATTTTTTCTGTTGAATTTCAGCTTCTGTTAATTCACTATCTGGTGTGCGTGATATATTTTTCTCTTTTTCAATTTGACTCTTTGAAAGGAGCAAACGTCGATCGAACATTGGAGCGTCGTCATCCTCTTCTTCTTGTTCTACCTGGTTCGCTTCTCTAATATCAGCTACTGTTTCATTAAGAATGTCAGAGAGCATATTTTTAGATTTAAACATTTGAGTTTCAGCTTTTGGTTTCTTTTGTACTTTCTTGAAAATACTATCGTTCTCTGTTTCAATATCACCTAATATGTTGCTTAAGCTTAAGCCATTTTCAGTGATTTTCTTTGAACCTTTACTTGCTGATCTACTGCGTAACTCTTCGTCTAATGCTTTTTTGACTTGTTGCTTAATTTCAACATCAAAATACTCTCGAATGAGAGCAAACAATTCCGATTTCTTCATATTGAATTCTCTTATTATACTTTATGTAAATAAGTATTGAAAATTTTGATTTTTTGGATTATTCTAAGAACGATTTTTTACTTAATAGCGAGTCTAATCTAGATGCCAATACTTTGAATTGGGCTATGTTAACAGGTACACCGCTTGGTCCGGTGCCGGTCGGTACTGTGATTGAGCTAATTGCTGTTATTAAATCATTAAGCCATTTTTTAGCTGTATCACCAAGCATCATATGCTCTGTTGAATTTGTACCTAAATAATATGAATCTGCGTTCACGATGAATTGTTTGTCTGCAGATATATTCACTGTTCCTGCAGATGAAATCCCCACTGATTTTTGGGCTATCATCATTAAATCATCTTTCTTAGAGTTGAAAACAATTCTATCAGAATTAATCATGACTTGATTACCTAAATATTCATCGGGTTTTATTGGTTGATTTTTATATCCACTATAATTATCTGAACTTGTTTCTATCTCAATTTTTTGATTTGAGCATAGATAAATTGATGAATCATCAATATTGATGTCTTCAATTGTAATATTGCCAGTCTTATCAGATTTTGGTTCTGTATTACTTATTATAAGTATCGGACTGCCAGTCTCGCCTTCTGAAGACCAATTATTTTTTGGTTTACTTTCAAGCGAAGTACTTCCAAATCTAATTGAGTTACCAAATCTGCCAGTTAATATAACATCTCCGTCGTAAGGTTGGAGAATTGGAACACCTGTATTTTCTTTAAAGTTTGGTCCGAAGTCAATTGCGTCTGGGCTTGCTAACGACGATACATCACTTAAATACCCAGATGATTCATTTTTGGTTTCTGTTGCATGTAATCCTGCAACAAATGGAAGTGCATTATGATTTGTTAAACCCCATACAGCATATGAAGGAATGTAATAATAAGAAGTAGAATTATCCACACCATTATATTCACTCGGGCCTTGAATTAACATTACTATCTCAAATCGGAGAGGATAATGTTTCATATTTGGAAAGAACGGATATGCAGTTACATTTACGGCAGACGTCGAATGTGTGCGAGCATCTCGTTTTAGTCTACGTACAAATATTCGACCAATATCTTTAAATCCTGTATATTCTGGGTGGGAATCATTTAATATAATATCTATTACTTCTGCAGATTCAAAAATACCAGCATTAACAACTTCAAATGGTAATTTAGTAACATCATTAGGATTCGTCGATTGATTCTGTATTGTTTTGGTCATCTACAACCTCCGGTTTTGTAGGTATTATTATATCATCTTTGTCTGCCAGCACAGCACTAATCTGATTTGTGACTTTTGATTTTATTTTATTTGCAACCGAAAACTCTTGTTCTAGTGCATCTATCTCATCCTGTGTTATATCAAAGTCAGATGCGGAAGTTGCTGATGTACCCTTAGTTTGGACTGACCGCTGTACAATTGCTGCCATTTTAACTAAAATTTCATCATTCTTTACCCCAACATCCATATATTCTTTTATCAATGGCACAATTACTGTTGCATCGCCAATCGTTTTCACAAGTGGTCGAAGTTCCTCAATCAGGATAGTTATTTGTTTTTCTTTACTTTTAGAATTAGAATAAATATCTTTAAGAAGGTCACTAAATGTTTTCTTACCAAATATTTTAGCATCAAATGCTTCATCGTG